ACCGGGTGGCCTTTGCAGGCTTCCAGGAGCTACACAAAAACCCAGACGGGACAGTAGCCTTATTGACCACTCAAATGTCTCAGGATGGCTTATGGGCCTTTGAGGACGATGATCACCTCCAGGGCGTGCTGGAGGACGTGTCAGAACAGTCTCAGGAGCCCTGGGATGCTATGGCCTATATAGGTCTGGTAAAAGATCAGGGTTTACTGGTATTTGGTAGCTTAGCCTGTGGGGTGGAATGATGGTAAACAACCGGTTAACCAGTAAGTCAGAGACCTGGAGGACGCCTATAGAGATCCTCAGACGTGCTGATGCCCTTATGGGTGGCATAGACCTAGATCCGGCCAGTTCCCATGAGGCTAACATGGATACTAGGGCTACCCGCTATTTCCAGGATGATAGGGGTATGGGTAGCCTGGATAAACCCTGGGGCACACCTGAGAGCCCCAGCAGGATCTGGCTTAACCCGCCGGGTGGTAAGTTCCCCAAGGGTCACCCGTTAGAAGGGGTATCCCGGGTCAAGGCCTTTTGGGCCAAGCTGACCTATGAGTACCGGATGGCTCATGTGTCCCAGGCTTGCTTTCTTAGCTTTTCCATGGAGGCAGCCCAGACCACCCAGGTCTACCAGAAAGAGCTGGAGAACCAGGACAACATCCTATGCTGGCCCACAGTCTTCTTTAGCCGCCGGTTGGCCTTCAGGGATGGCACAGGTAAACCTGTAAAGGGGAACACCCACGGGTCATGCCTGACTTACCTGGGTAGCGCTGAAAGACTCCATGGGTATTTCGGGGATTTAGGTGTAGTTGTTATCCCCCACTGGGAATAGGAGGTTTAATAATGGTACCCTCATTCTACCCCTGGTAACCCACCGGGTAATGCCAGGGCGTAACGGATAGCATCTAGGATATGGTCGTCCTGTCCATCCTCTACCTTATCCGTAGCCACCCCGTCAACCGTGCGGGCATGGTAAGATAAAGCAAGTTCATAGGCATCCCGGCCAATGATTGAACCCTCATGGAGACCCTGAGGGTTTTCCGTTGGGAACTTCAGGCGTCTTTGGTAGATCAGGCTGTGTACCTGGGTGATACCCTCAAGGATCCTGTTGTACCCTGCGATCGCCATGGGTAGGCCTAGGGATCTGATGGTCAGGATGGCTGATGGGCGGCTAGGGTCACAGTAGACACCGCTGGGATTCCAGCGGGCAGCCATCCGCCTAATGTGATGGTGAAAGGTAGGCTCTGGGATCGGCTGGCCTGTACTACCCTGCCAGCCCTCCAGGTAATACCAGGTGCTACCCCGGAGACCTAAGGCCACTATAGCAGGATGGACATCCCCAAAGTCTACCCCGAGGATCGTCTGGGTGAACCCGTCAGGTAACCGGTCTACTAGGTTGTCCTCAGTCAGCTCTGAGTAAAACTGGCCCGGGAAGTTTACGAAGTTTGCCCCGAACTCCTGATCATAGACCCTGGGCGGTAACAGTAGTTTCTGTCTGGCCAAAAAGTCCCGAGGGATTAAGGGGTTGTCCCATGTAGGCATCAGGTAACTTGAATATTGCTCGGGGTCTTCTTCGGCCCTCTGGAACAACCGGTAATAGTGGTTCTGGCGTCCCTTGGGCGTCCCCGTGAACAATGCGGTTGAACCGGGGGTATCAGCCATGGCCGGGATGATGACTTCATCCAGCACAGTAGCCTTGACATCTTGCCACTCATCCCCCAGGAAAAACCAGATCCGCTTTCCCCTAAGGCCATCACCGTTTTTGTCGTTGGCCCCAGCTACCTGAATACTGGGCTTTCCGTATAGGTCTATACGGAAGTTACTCCGGTCGATACGCTTGACCGCCGGGGCTAACTCAGGGGTCTCAAAGAGGTTGACCAGCGGCGTCCATATGATACCCCTGGCCATCTGTAGAGTAGGCATGGTAACCAGGGTGATCTCAGGGGACACCGGATCAGGCTCCCTAGGGAACCCTAGGGTGGTTGTGATGATCCGGGTTAAGGCAAGCCTGGTCTTTCCAAAGCGTCTACCGGCCACCAGGGTTACAAACCGGTGTCCATCCTGATATACCTTCAGTTGTCCCTTATGTAAGGGGAAATCCATTTTTCCCTAAGTCGTCACTCTGGGCCTATATCAGACCTATGGTGATCCCTTAGCCACTCTAGGGCCTCATCCAGGATGTGGAGTTCATTGAACCTAAACCCGTTGACCTTAAGTTGCCAAAGTCCCCGCTTGTCCGGTCTGGTGATCACCCTAGGTTTACGCCCTTGGTTGTCCCTTTTGTACAGGAGGGTGATTTTACCCGCCAGTCTGTGCTTATCTGCCTTGGTCAGCTCCAGGCCCTGGGACTCCAGGTACTCACTCAGGGTGATCAGGTCTTTAGCCTGGGGTTCTACATAGATGTCATTCTCCTCTGACAACCCTATGTAGTATTTGTCCCTATAGGTAGCCTGCTGAGTTAGCAGGCTCAGGATCTCTTTTTTGTCCAGTTCCCCTAGGTCTATTACCTGGTTCTCCAGACCCTTAGGATTTATCCGGTTCATGTAAAGTTGCACTGAGGTACCCCTCTATCTATGGGCTCAAGGTATCACAGGTTCACCCGGTAGGTTAACTGTTGGATTTAGGGACTAATGGGGGGTTGACCTGCCAGGTAATCCGATGTACACTTTAGGGGTGATTAGGTCGCCCTCGGTTATGTACGGATAGCCCAGGAGTTACCTAGGATCACCCGGGTTCCCCGGGGTTAACCTGGAAACAGGTTAGGGCAAAGGGGCCTGTACGGAGGCCACGGAAGCCACAGAGGGAGCCATGGGTTACGAGAGAGAATCATGGGAGTCTGGTAGACCCATCCAGGCCCGGTTACCCGATAAGGGCTACGGGGATAACCCCGTGAGCGACTGGTTAACCCAGTGGGCTGACTCTAGGCTATCACAGACCCGGGACACTTTACAGTCCTGGTATCTGGAGCTAGACCCTGATACTGCCCAGGATGGCTCCCTAGACTACCTAGGGGCTCTTGTTGGTTTATCAGGATCATTCTGGGATACTGAATGGTCTCCCCAGGTCAAGCGGGCTATGATACGGATAGCCCATAGTATCCTGTGGCCATTCAAGGGTACCCTTATGGTCATCCAGGAAGTCCTGGGGATCCATGGGATAGATGGGGTGGTATGGTCACCCGGTCAGCTTTTACTTCCCTTTGGTCTGCCTGGAGCCTTTGGCTCCCAAGATATGCGGATATACCTGAAGATGCCCCTAGAGTATCTCCGGTATGGCCCTGAGTTCTCTGAGGCCCAGAGGACGCTGGATAACTACTGTCCCGCCACAGTTCCCTATGCCGTTGGTTACGCCCATTTCTACCTAGGCTTTTCCCGTTTAGGAGAGGCGCTGTTTTGAACTGTTTCATCTGTGGTAAACCCCTGATGTCCTATATGACTGACGAGCTACCCTGGTGTGCCAGTCACGACGATAAAGCGGCTCTGGAAGCCTGGAAGCGTAAGCACAGGTCTAAGAGTGGACTAAAGCCCAAAAGGCCCAAGGGCAAAGGGAAGTAGCCATAAGTCACCCTTAAGGACGCCCTGGAACCCTTACGTCACCTATTGATTAGTTGCGGGATACGCAGTCACTCAAATCTATGTATACCTAGGGTTCCAGTGGGATTCAGTCGGGGTACACTTAGTCCAAACGCCTTAGGGGAAACCCTAGGGGGTCACTTTGCCATTCCCCAAGATCACACTATTCCCGGAGAACCGGGAATACCTACTGACCCAGGCCAGACTCAGAACCCGGGATGCCTCGGGGGGACTCCTGGATGACTTTGAGCCTGGGAGCCCCGTCAGTGCCCTACTGGAGGGCCAAGTTTTTGCTACCCAGGAACTACTATGGTATGCTAATAAGTTACCCGAGGCTACAGCCCTAGAGGTCTTCAGGTTAGCAGGCATCGAGCGATCGCAAGGTACCAAGGCCCAAGGTACCTTGGCAGTTCTACTGACTGCCCCATTAGGCCAACAGTTTTTTTTACCCCAAGGCTACCAGGTAGACTATCGGACATACTCCTACCAGCTCAAGGAACCCCTGGTAATCCCTCCGGGTACCCTTAGCGGATCGGTGTTAGTCGAGGCCACCCAAGCGGGTAGACAGGGTAACCTAGGGGCCTATGGGTTCAACCTGGTTTCCCCTGGGCTCAACTATGTCCAAAGCATTTACAATGAATCCCCGATCTCTGGGGGTACTGACCTAGAGTCCCTAGAGGATTACCTGGATAGAGCCCAGGTGGCCATAAGATCCCGAGGTTCCCTGGTGTCCCTGAGGGACTACGAAGACCAGGCCCAGATCTTGCTTGGCCCAGGGTCTAGAGCCTACGCGGTTCCTTTATTATCCAGCGATCGCAACACTGAGTCACCCGGGCACTGCCATGTATTCCTGGTAGGCCCAGATGGGCCTCCGACTACCGAGGTCTGCCAGGACATCCAAGGCACCATGAGCACCCAGGTATTGGCCGGCAGTTCCGTCTGGGTTTCCCCAGTGACCCTGGAGCCAGTAACCATCGAAGTAGTCCTGGAGTCTGACCAGCCATCCCAGGCGTTAGCTGAGTCTATCCAGGCAGCCATCCAAGCATACCTGAGTCCCGCCCGGTACAACCTGGGGTCACTCCTGAGAATCCGGGAACTTGAGTACGTCGTCCGGTCTACCCCGGGGGTTAATGGGGTGACCCGGTTGACCGTGGATAACCGGGTCATTGACCGGGAGATGTCGTTTCGCTGGTCTATCCCTACACTTGACCTTTTGACCCTGGATGTAGTAGGATCAGGGGTTACGCTGAGTTACTACCTAGGCCCGGGGGTAACCAACGATGACCGAACCTAAGATCGACCTGTCCGAAATGGCCCAGGATGCCACCGAGGCCGCTGAGACCCTGGGGCGTCATTGGTACACTGTCCTCAAGGGCCTCGGGGTTCTGATGGCTGGGGCCATCACTTTGTCAGCCGTAGAGGGTATCTGGAGCCAGCGGGTGAACATTGCCGTCAGCCTATTTGAACGCCTGACCAAGGATGCCCCTGGGGCTCCCCATCTGGCCACCCCTTGGACATCACTGCACCCGCTGGTGTTCCCGGACTTCTGGGTTTGTGATTCCTCCGGCTGTGACCCTGATACGACTAAGCAAGACAAGATCGAGGGGATCCTCCAGGAGTACAAAAGCAAGCTCGGGGGTATCCGAATGACCTTTTCTGTCTATGGGCCTGGGTACCGTAGGATAGCTCTGACTACCCAGGCCCCTGGTCAAGACCCGATCCCCGAGGCTTACTGGATGGTACCTCTGAACCAACCTGGTTACACAGAAAACTACGTAAACCACCTGAAGTTGCTGTGTAACCAGATTGTCCCTGAGACCTTGCCGGAGGGTTCTTTGCTACACCAAGGGGCCAGTAAGCTATCAGTAGGTGTCATTGTTAACTGTCCAACCCTGGACGGTCAGACGGTCACTGGGTACCTATCGGTGGACTACCTGGAGGGTCAGCCCATACCGGACATAGACAGCATCCAACAGCTCCTAAGGAAGGCAGCCCTAGAGGTCTCTAGGGCTATGGGCTGGGAGACGCTTTAGGGTAAACCGAGTTTACTATGACCCAGATACATGCAGACGTTAGGGATAGCCGGGGGACACCGCTAGCCGGGTTTATCCGGGTGACGGCTGACTACCAGATCCTTGATGACACCACATCATTTCTCCCAGTACCCGCTGACATCCCATTGGTCTCTGGGGAAGCTACCTTTGAGCTAGAGCCCTCTGAGGTGGCTGGGGTATCCTATCTATTCGAGTTTTATCGGGTAGACCTGATCGAGACCCTGGTGTGGTCATTCCGATCCCGGGTGCCCGACTCAGAGACCCCGATACAACTGGTCACCCTCCAGGCCCAGACGGGGGTAACCTCAGAGAACCGTAATACTACGGTGGCGGCTATCCTGCGATCGCTGTATGTAGATGACAACTTCTGGGATAGAGCCCGGGAAGTCCTGATCCCATTCAAAGGCCCCTGGGAACCTCTGGACTATTACAAGCGCGGTGACTATGTAGTCTACCAAGGGTCATCTTGGATCTACCGGAGTCCCCTGGCATTACAAGGAGTAGTCCCGGGGTCTGACCCGGACATCTGGAGCCTCGCAGCATCCAAAGGTGACCCGGGCTCAGGGGTAACTGGTTCCCTTGATCCCTATGATGCCAACCTGTGGAACGGGTCAGACCAAGCAGTATCCCAGGATGCCATCCGGGACATCATAGAGGCCCTGCCAAGTACCCTGGGGTTGTCCGGGTTCATCGGGGCTGATGGGGCTACCTTGACTGATGCCCGGATAGGTGATACCTACCTGAGCACCGAGAACAGTAACAGTATAGCTTATACTTCCTGGGTGCAAGCGATCGCCAATGAGATCCGTAAGGCCCTATGCCCTATCGGTATGATAGCAGCGTTCCCCTACAGCTCAGCGCCTACAGGGTGGGTGGCCTATGATGGAAGGGTACTATCCAGAACTACCTATGCTGCCTTATTTGGTGTCTTAGGGACTACCTGGAATACCGGCGGGGAATCCGGGTCAGAGTTCAGGGTACCCGACTTCAGGGGACGTACCATGGTCATGATGGATAGTACAACCTTACAGGGGCCATCAGGTAGGGTTCCTGGTTTGAATCTGGCGACGGCTAGGGGTACTGAAAAAGTCACCTTAGCGGCTAATAATATCCCGCCTTTACCTGTGACCCGATCAGGCCAGGTAGGCGGGGCTACCACGGGGTTCTACGCAGATAACTTTTTACAGAATGCCAATATCTCTACCATCTACATAGGTAACCAAGCGGGGGCGGTCGCAGTGGAAAACATGCAACCATCCCTAGGTGTCCTGATAGCGGGCTACGCCGGGGTCTAGACGGCTTAGGGTAAACCCATGACCCTAGTCCCTAACACCCCATTTTCTGAAGGCCAGGTCTACACCCCTGAACTTGCCTATCTGGCCTTTAACACCCCAGTTTTCGATGACCAGCCCCAGTACCTAGGTCACCGGGTAAGGTTACTAGACTCCGAGCTATCTAATGATGCTGGGGCTATTAAGGCCCGGGTTGCTGCTATTGAGAACTCCCTGAAGGTCACAGCTACTACCGGGCTGTCCCTGAGTGTGTCAGCCGGTACCGCTGAGTTACCTAATGGTTCCGTTGTGGCGATCGCCAGTACAGCCCTGGTTGCCCCGGATAACGCCACATCCTATGTCTATGTAGACCGCCTCGGTTCCATAGCGATCGCAGTTATTCCCCCGGTTGTCCGGAGGTTACTGGCCAAGGTAACTACTCTGGCAGGTGTGGTCACCACCGTAGAAGACCTCAGGTACCCAGGGCAAAAGGCAGTGTCACCCGTGGCCTTATCCATTAAGTCCTTTGGAGGCTCTAACAGCACAGATAAAACCTGTAGCCCGGGTGAAGTTTTTGACCAGGGTACATATTATTTCCGTAACTTTACGGTACCAAGTGGGGTCACGGTCACGGTAGACCGTTACGCCAAGATCCTATGTTCCGGTGACTTTACAGTCCAAGGTACACTTGTCGTAACAGCGATGGCCCCAGGGGCCTTGCCCACATCAGTAGTCACCGACTCAGCAACCCCAGCAGGGTTTCTCCCGGGTGTGGGCCTCGGGTCTAACGGTACTGCCTATCCCTGGGGAGCCCAGCCAGGCGGATCTGGCGGTAGATCGGGTGGTGCCCAGTCCCCTACTGGCTCCTCATGGGCCTTACTGGGGGCTGGTGGTTTTGGAGGTGGCGTATTATGGGTAGAGGCCGCCGGTACCATCAACGTAACGGGTACCATCCAGGCCAGGGGATCAGCCGGCGGTCAGGGTACCACGGTACCTACATACAGTAACCTAAGTACCCCTAGGGACGGTGCAGTATCCGGCGGTGGCGGCGGTAGTGGCGGCCTAGTATTCCTTAGCTCTCTCGGAACCTGTGTAGTGTCTGGTTCAGGGGTTATCGATGTTCGGGGCGGTGACGGTGGTGACGCCTTTAGTCGCAACTCCACTATTGCGGCCATGGGTGGATCCCCGGGTGCTGGGGGCTATCTGGTCATCATGGCTGAGTCCTATAACACCTCTGGGGCCTCTTTGTTGACCTCGGGTGGATCTTGGGGCACCCCGGTCAATGTCACGGTGGTTACCCCTAACATCAAATGGACTAAGACCTCAGCCCAGCATAGTGTACCCGCTGGTCTCGGGGCCGGCCATGGTGGGGCTGGTGGAACATTCACCATCAATGACCTCGGGGCTACCCAGGAGTTTAACCTGGTGGCCGCTGGAGCGGGTCAAGTTGTCTATCGTCAGTTCCTACCCCTAGGCTAGGCTACCTGGAGACTCCAGGCGATCGCCTGGTCTAAGGCCTTCAGGATACCCCGGGTGATAGCTTGGCGTTCCTGGTAAGCCCAGGTAACCAAGCGACCCCAGAAAGTCCAGCGGGCTACGGTCTCAATGGTCTGTGCGGACTGGATGATTAGGACGGTATAGCGGTTCATGGTGTTTCCTCATTTGGTGATGTGTTCAGATTAGCCCAGGTGTACCTGGGATGTCAACCCGGGTTAGTCGGTATATCCAGCGGACACTCGGGATAGATCAGGGGATAGCCATGGTAGGGACTCCGGTAGGCTACCGGATGGTGCTGTGTTTATCGCCGTCAGCCAGGCTGTCGTCCGGCCCGCTCGTTGGCGCTTGCCCGGTGACGCACATCACGTCCTGTGGGCTATCGGTTGCCACCCTTGGGGCTCCTGGCCCCCCTTTCGATATATATACAACATATCCCAGGTTAACCGGCTATGTCAACCTGGGAATCATCATCGTTTCTTATGGGTACTATAAGTTCAACCTATACTATCAACTGGGTCACCCCTTGTCCCTCGGGGATCGTATAGTTGACCTCTAGGTCTAAATACCCATCATCCCGGATAGAACCTGAAACCCCAAAGGTGACCCCTTGGTACCCTGATAGACCTCGGGCGATCGCTTTCCGGTACTCCCTGAGGACATCTGGCAAGCTCGGGGTACTCAAGAGGTCTTCATCAACCCCGTAGGATGGCCTCATGACCCTCTCTTCCTGACGGGTCAACACGGCTGACCTGATGTCCTGGTCTACCCGGTCTGCCAGGGTGGCCGTGGTCAGCACCCGGCCATTTTCCACCGTCAATGGATAACTAAGCCTCATCACCAACCCCTATTCACTAATGGATGGTTAGCTGAGTCCCTTGCCCCTACTGTGGCCACCTGGGCACCCTCGATGGACACCCCAGTCACTCCTGAAATATCCAGGTTACCCCCGGACACCCGGAGGGTCACAGGGCCTACTTGGATCTCCAGGGTGTCGTTGACGGTCAGCCGGTGAACCCCAGGAGTGACCTGGTAGTGATCCCCTAGGTTACCTTTATGGGGGTTCAGGGCGTTACCCAGGACGCCCAGCCAGAAACCCTTGTGCCCATCACCATCCTGGTAAAGAATGGCTACCGTAGCCCCCAAGGGTGGTACAGGCATACTACAGGCGTCCTGGGGCCTTATCGGGATCAACCAGTCTGTCTTGGCCTTAGGTGTGATGGCCTTGATCTGCCCCTGGTCATTGCGATCGCAGACCACTCCCAGGGTCAACCCGTAGGTCTTCCCTAGGTGCCCCCTGAGGCCTCGGGCTACATCAGCAGCCTCTAACAGATCATCCATTAACTCCATTGTTTTCCAGGGTTTCCCCTAAGGTGTCCTCAGGTACATAGTCCGGGTCACCTACTGACCTGGCTGCTCTGTTGAGCTCCTGGGCTACCTCTGGGTCAACAGGGGTCTTTAGGTATGCCTCTGGGTTAGCGATTACATCTTGAACGGCCTGTATGGCCTGGGTGGTCTTAGCGTCCATAGGGTTCTCCCTTAAAGCCCCAGGTTAACACAAGAAACCCCAGGTTTCCCTGGGGTCTTGGGGTTAGAGCTTAGCCCACTTGTCGTCCTTAGAGTTATACTCCCAGCGCTCTACCTGGGCTCCCTTGTGGCAGTGATAGCGGGCTACCTTACCGCCCTCGGGGAAGACATCCCAACCATTGGTCATTAGGTTGGCCACGTATTCACACATTTGGTCTGTAGTCATCTGGTCACCCTCCAGGGCTCAACTGTCTCTAATATAACCCAGGTACACCTGCTAGGTCAACCCGGTATTTCCTAATGGTCACCATTGACTCTAGTCTATGATCTCCCTGTAATCCCCCTGGGGCTGGCCGTCTACCGTGACTTGACCATCGGGGGTCAAGGTCACCTGGTCAGACCCAAAGTATTCCTGTAGCCTCGGGGTAATCTCAGAGATCTCACGTTCAGTTAGTTCCACTACATCCACCCGGACTTCCTCGGGAACCTCCGGGGCATAGAGTAGCCTGAGTGATCCCTGGGCTGATGTGGGTAGGCCATCACGCCATCGGGAGACCGTGTACTCCCATGACTCCAGGTAGCATCGGGGGATTTCTTGCTGACCCCAGGTAAACTTGAGTACCTCGGGAACCAGGTTAGGCCCGGGTTGTGTCCAGCCTGCCAGGGTCTCTAGAGCCCCCAGGATGCTCTGGGCGTTTCCGGGGGTTAGCAGCATGACCCGAGGTATACTCAGGGAACCTTGGGAGAACTGGTAGGATACCAAGGGCTGGGCAGTACCTAGGACGCCCAGGGTGCTAAAGTTAGCCCCATAGGAATACTCCAGGGTCTCTGGGTTGATCAGGAAGCTATAGGCCTTGGAACCGTCTAGGGTGCTGATGGTGGCGGTAGTCATTGGTTTACCCTAAGGGGTCATGAGGCCAGCCGGGACTGCTTGGCCTGAGTATACCGGCCGGATAAGCGGCTAAAGGTGGCCTCAGCTATTTCATCTGGGGTAGCCTGAGTACCACCCACGGATACCTGTAGGTTGTTGGTGACCGTCTGGTTGTTCCCGGGTGGCCTGGGTACAGGTAGGCGACCACTACGGATACCCTGGGATGGCGTAGGTGTACCCGTGATCACTGGGGCTACCAGGTTACCGATGATCGGGATATTTGCGATCGCATTACGGATAGCCTTACCCACAGCGTCAAAAAGGTATTTGATAGCATCCCCGATGTACTCCCCTACCCAGCCTACCGCTTGGCCCATCATGTCCGTCAGGGCTCTGTAGATCCGCTGGTTTAGCTCTATCAGGGCAACCCCTAGGAACTCGATGACCCGGTAGGCTGCCGTCAGCAACACGGCGGCCACGGTTGACCAGTCGATACCCGCCAGAATATACCCGAGGTAACCCAGGGCATTCCAGACCAGATCCACAAAGCCCGAGGCCCATGTGGCCGCATCCCAGTTAACCAGGGCGGTCAGTAGGTTATCCAGGATGCCGTTAAACCCGGAGACTATCCGGTCAGTGAATCCCAGGAGGCCCCCGAGGCTAAATCCACCCATAGAGTCTACTGAGTCCACCAGACCAGTAATCCAGTCTAGAACCCGGATGACCCCTGCCATAGGGTCACCCATGTTAGGTAGTTTATCCTTGAGTCTATCTAGGGACGCCAATAGGTCAGTAAAGGCGTCCAGGGCCGACCGGCCCTCTATTTTCCTGAGGACACCTAGGCTACCAGTCAGAGGATCGAAAAGGGATGTTTTCCAACCTTGGATAATGGAATCAGCGGTACCCTCAAACTCCTTTAGGAGGCTGTCAGGAGTGGCTACCCTGAAAGCCTCCTGGGTAATCTTGAGGCGTTCCTGGGTGGTCAGGTCTTTCCAGTCCTCAGTAGACTTACCCAGGTTGGCCAAGCCGTCCCTGAGGGCCTGTTGTAGCTGCCCTGACTTCTGGAAAATATCCACTACCATCATCTCCTGGAACCCTGAGGTTCCAGAGATCAACCGGTTAATGGCTGACCCGCTCATTGATGGGTCTATCCGGTTGACAGACGCCAGGACACCCGCCCTACTACTGATGTCAACGGCGGCTTCCTGGAACCCCTGGGAATCACCCCGAAAGACCGAGGACACTGAAGGGGCAATGTTACTGAAGATCTCGTTATAGTCCTTTGTGGTGCCCGGTAATGCAGCGGCTAACTGGGCAATCTGGGCCTGAGTCTGGTCATAGACTGCCCGGGCTGACCCAATGGAGATCCCCAGGTTGGTACCGATGTCTGATGACCTAGCGATCGCCATGGACTCTAGGGACATACCCTCGGATAGTGCCCGGTTAAGGCCAAAGACCGCCCCCGTGATCGCCCCTACGCCCGCAACGATCCCCGTGACCCCCAGGCCAAACAAAGCAGACCCCAGGGCACCCATAGGAGACCCCTTACCCCCGAGGTTGCTGATTGAACCGCCTATCTTGTCCCCAGCATTACTGGCTGTCTTTACAGCGCCTCGGGTGACTTTGTTTAACGGCCCGGTAAGCTGGTCTACCAGTCCCAGGACAATATCTATTCTGTTCATGGGTTTACCCTAAGGCGTACCCCTGGATTCCTCAAGTTCTATCAGGGCCTCTATAGCCTCTATGACACGCCACAGGGGTTGACCCAGAGCAGCCCAATAGGCCTGGGTCAACTGGTGACCACAGGCGGCTATCAAGGACACTAGAAGATCATGCCGGGTGAATCCCCTACCGGCCACTACGTACGCTGGAGGGTCTCCGGGTATCACTGAAAACTGGAAAGAGACCCAGGGCGTCCGCCATGGCCTCCACTACCTCAGCCCCCATACTCATGATCTCATCCTCGGTAGGATGGGGATCTAAGGCGATCGCTAGGAACGTCTTAACCGTCAGTCTTACCTTGGACTGGCAGGACTCAGCGGCTAGCTCGATGGTCTCCAGGTCTGCCAGGGTGGGCGGCCTTAGGGTTACCTCTGTGTTACCCAGGGTAACCTTGACCTGGCCTTGGTCATTCATTTTAGGCTTCATAGGATTACTGGAATACTACCTGCTGAGGGTTAACCACGATCTCTAACATGGCCATGGCTGAGGCCTCACGGTCTACCGAGGGGTAGGTGATACTGATCAGGTCACACTCGGACAACACTAAGGTCTTAGCGCCATCAATAGCATCCGCTTGGTACCCGGTACCCACAGGTTGTACCGGGATCGTTACCCGTTCCCCCGTGGTCTTGAGGCCCCGTAGGTACTCGATAAGGCTCTGGTCAGCTGCCGGGTCATAGGGCTTACTCAAGGTAACATCGGCTACCTCGAGAAAGTCAGTGTGTTTCCGTACTTGACCAGTCTGTCCGTCGTTGTATTGGACAGTTCCCCAGGATTCTTGAATACCTGAGACCTTGGTAAAGTATGCCTGGGCCTGGTTAATGGTCACCAGGAACTGTTTCTGGGAGATCGGTTTTAGCATAGGTGTCTGGGGTTTTCCCTAAGGTGTCCCCATAGGTTCCCAGGGATAAACTAGGGAACCTATGGGTTGATCTAGGCCCCTAGGGTGCTAGGCTCTAACAGGGTGTTGAGGTCAGTGGTCAGAGAAACCCGGTTTAGCCGGATGTTCAGGAACTCCAGGGTAGGTGACACCTTGACATAGATGTCTAGGTTGACCTCACCAGCATCCAGTAGGATCCCGGGGTTGTTGGTGCGATCGCAGACCACCCGGTAGGCTTCCTCGGGGGTTGACCCGTAGATAGCCCCAGCTAACCTCAGGGGTTCTAGGATGGCAACCGCTGTGGCCTTGAGAACGCCAAAAACTTCCCCGAGGCCATCAACAGCACTCAGGAGTAGTTCATCAAAGGCACTCCGGTAGGTACCCGCTAGGACGTTTAGGACTACCCGGCCATTTAGGTGGCGGTAGAGAGGTAGGGTGGACAGTGTCCGGGCTGCCCAGATGACCACGCCTTTACGGGGCAACCGGCGGATCACATTGATCCCGTCGGGGTTCAGTTCGCCCTGGGTTTTATCGGTGATCTCTTTGGAGACCCCTGAGATCCCATAGATGGGGTACTTGACCCCAGCGGGTGGCTGACGGTAGCCCTCGGTACGGAAGCGACGTACAGCCACCCCTGCGATCGCAGGGCTAGGCGCTACCTGGGAGTCATCGGCTAACACCAAGTAGGGTAGATAATAGGCTGAGTGTCCCAGGGGGGAAGCTAGGGCAGCCCGCTCAGCCTCGGAAGCCGTGACCACATTAGCCGCCGTGGCTACCGTGGGGCTACAGTCCACCAGGTGCACCCAGTAAAACCGGGTATCTGCACAGTGAGCCTCACAGGCCAAGGCCACCTCATCATGGAGACCTTCCAGGGAACCACCGGTACCCGTGGCCTGGTAGAACTCAGGGCAAATCAGAAAACCCTGGGCATCTTCGGTAACAAAGGTACCGAGGGCCGTGGTGATCTCTGCTACTGTGGGGTAGGCCCCGGCGGCCGCCACATTCAGGAAGTATAGACCCGTCCCAGTACGCTGGGCGAAAAACAGCGCTACTGCTTTCCGGGAAGGGGCAGTATTCCCGAAGACATTATCAAAGTCCTCCAGGTCTACCACCAGCGTTTTTTGGTTCTCCGGGCCTTGGCTGGCAGTACCCAGCATGTACACGGTGTCATGGGTGGCCAGGGACGCCGGGATGGCCCCCGCTTGGGTCTCGTTAATGTAAGTCCCCGGTACAGTCCGAGGGGTCAGGTTAAGCGTCATAGGGCCTCTAGGGTTTTCCCTAAGGTGTCCCTAAGGGTAACCCTAGGGGCCCCAGGGTGTCCCTAAGGCTCTGTGATGTCCTGGGCGAAATCTAGGACATCTGGGGTGTGACCGTGCGATCGCCAGATCCCCACTGCCAACGTCTGGAGATCATAGGGTGTATCAGGGGTCTGGTTAAACCCTGGGTAGACCTCGGGGGAAGCATAGAATGTTACCCGTATGGCCCAGGTCATCTGTACCAACAGACCCCCCTGGGCATCCTCGGGAACCCTGGTATTGATGGGTGATTCTACCGGGTCTAGGGTCACGTCAAGGATGTCCCCGTTAACCAGGTGTAGACGCTTCAGGATCTCCAGGGATAGCCCTTGATACAGGGCGTTAAACAGGTTGTATGGTAGCCCGTGGTGTTCCTCGGGGGTGTATCGGGCCATCAGGTGTAAAGGCTGTACCATGGTAGCCCGGTCACCCGCTGAGGTATCCCCAGTGTAGGCCAGGTACTCTGGGTGTGGTAAGGTACCCAGAAGGACACCCAACGGGGGATCTTGGGTGCCCCAGGTGATCTGTAGGCGATCCCCTAGCCACCCTCTAAACTCTGAGGGCCATAGACTAAGCTTCATGGTTTTACCCTATGTTGTCATTGGCTTAAGGTAGGCTATCCATTCCACCGGGTTACGGTCGTCAACCCATAAGCACCTATGGGTCACGTTGTCAATAGTGTACTCCTGGGATTCTATAGTTTCCTTGGGAATGTCCCGGTCAATGCCGGATACTACCAGTTCATCCCCTACAACCTGGATGCTCTGGGTTAGCCAGGTACCAACGTCCCGAGGATTAACCGTTACTACCCTGAGGTTCCAGGTCTGACCTGAACTTACCCGGATGTCCCGGTAGGTGCGTAGGCCCAGGCGTGACTCCAGGGAGCCTAGGCGTTGCCTCAGGGGTACCATGCGATCGCCTAAGGTCATAGAACCCCCTGGCCCACGGTAAGATCGGAATGCCAAGTCTGGCCCCCGATCTCCACCTCTAGGGTTACTTTTTTATACTTCAGGGGACTCTGCTTGTCCTGAGGGTCTGATAGTAGCTTAAGGGTCTCTACCTCGGGAAAAACCACGTCCCAGTTAGTCCCATTGTGAGTCCCAGTGATAACAGAGGTTATAGGGGTTCCCCGGTCTGTCAGTACCGCGTAGACCTCGGTAGCCCCCGGTAGTGGTGTTCCCCCGAGGCTAGCGCTAAGCTTAAAGGTGTACTCATCCCCCGTGATGACATCAGCGATCCGGCGTATCATCCAGGTCTACCTCATAGGTTGGTATTTCTATGTCTACGGTGTAGACCCGAGGTTCTATAGATACCTGTAGGTTCTCCCCAGGTAGCCTGATAATGTCCCCTGTCTGCCGGTAATACAAATGTATCCAGGTCATCCGGTAACCTCCAGGTAGCCTGGGCCTGTAGAGGTAACTTGTTTATCCAATAGGATGTCCTCGGTACCTCGGGCTATCTTCTGGTACCTGTCTGGGGTGACAGACTCATCAGCCTCAGCCAAAGAAACCAGGCGATCTATGTTAGACCGCTCTGAACCGGGGTAACCAGAGTGTACTGGGTCACTGGAGCCCCCTGTGACTGTCAGGCGTCCCCCTTGGGTGTCCAGGGTAAGTAGAGCCCCGTATTGACCAGCACCTAGGCCAGTTGCCGCGTGATTACCCACCAGGTTACCCTGTAGGTCATAGGTACCAATGGTGACCATTAAGCCATCGGTACCATCATCGTATACCCAGTAAGCTTGGTAGGTCATTCAAATACCTCGGGGTTATCAGCAGCCAATAGGTCAGCAGCGTATAGGCCAAACATCAGGGCAGCGATCAAGTCGACCATCAACGACGGATCTTGAGTTATTCCCGCCTGTAGCTGTTGTAGCTGTGCATTGATGGTCACGGCATCCCTGATGGCTTGGCGGAACTCGTCCTCGGACTGGTAGACTCGGTGTGTCTCTGGGCCAAATACCCGGTCAGGTACCTGTTCTCCATCTATCACCAGGAGTTTCCGAAAATAGCCATCAAGCCCGAAAGACGACTGATTAAAGTCAATGTTGAGGCGTCCCAGGACTAGTGCTCGTTGCACCTGGGCTGTTGCTGTTGCGATGGTCTGTTGTAGTTGGCTCATGGTTAACTCCCTATAATGCCGTGTGCTGCCAAGGCCGCCTTGAGGGCTATAACCTGCTGGGCCAGCTCTTGAAGGGTGATAGTAGTGTCATCTATGGCACCCTTGGCCTCAGTACCGCTGCCTAAGGTAAATCCGGTTTGCCTAGCTCCTAGTACCTTGGTACCACCGATGCGAAACTCAGTACCTTGTACTTCACCACCAGCGTAAACAGCACCTTGGGATCCAATGCCGCCTGCCGTACGTATAGCGCCAGTAGTTGTTGAGGTTGACGGAGTCGTTGCGTTTGCCTCCAAAAACCCACCACCTAATGTTGATATTCCTGGTGTCCCTCCCCCGGCATTTACCCTGATAAAGCCCCCGTCCCTATCAATCTCGATTCGAGGGAATGAAGATTGACCACGCAACCAAATGGATGGAGCGTAAACGTTTAAGCGAGAGGGAGAGGATGTGCGGATGTACTCTGCAGGATCGGATGCTGAAGCTCTCGATGGGTGCCATTCCGTAGCAACGCACAACATTGTGCCTGTACCTGTAAAGGTAAACCGCATCCCTCTGATAAAAGTTTGCTGCCCGATGGGGTTTTGCAGCACATAAAGAGCACCCGATCCGCTGGAGTAAACTGGCGTGGTCATTGTACCGATAGCCACCCAAACATTCGAGCTATTGCGGTACTCTACAAAGATAGACGAGGGCAACACAGCACCCGTAGACCTCATTGTCACCAGTATCAGGTCTATCGCCCCTAAATACGTGTAACCATTTGAGCTAATCCCAGTAAAATCAAACTCTATAGTCTGACCGTTCGTGATGGTAGCAAAGTTATCGTAATCCCAGCCTGTAGCGTTGTCTGCGTTAGTCGCTGTAGACGCAGTAAGGCTATGAATACGGCTACCGTGCTGAAGCCGTTCTCCGGCTAATCTAAGTGCATTGTTGGTGTTAGCGTAAAAGTTAGGGAGGAAAGCTTTACCAGTATTTACTCCAGAAGCATCAACACTTTGCCCAATAGTCACAGTGTCAAACACCGGACTAGGAGTCAGCGTCAGCGTCTCCCCTGTGTTATCCCACGTAAGCGCCATGGACTTACCGCTGTTGCCGCTGGTTAGAGCAGTAGCAACCAAGTCAGTAAGACCTGAGAACTCAGTAGTACCCGGGTCACCCTGGAGACCCTGGAGACCCTGAGGCCCTTGAGGCCCTTGAGGCCCCGGGTCACCCTGGAGACCCTGAGGCCCTGGGTCACCCTGGAGACCCTGGAGACCCTGGAGACCCTGAGGCCCTTGAGGCCCTTGAGGCCCTGGGTCACCCTGGAGACCCTGGAGACCCTGGAGACCCTGAGGCCCTGGGTCACCCTGGAGACCCTGGAGACCCTGGAGACCCTGAGGCCCTTGAGGCCCTTGAGGCCCTGGGTCACCCTGGAGACCCTGGAGACCCTGGAGACCCTGAGGCCCTGGGTCACCCTGGAGACCCTGGAGACCCTGGAGACCCTGAGGCCCTGGGTCACCCTGGAGACCCTGAGGCCCTGGGTCACCCTGGAGACCCTGGAGACCCTGAGGCCCTTGAGGCCCTGGGTCACCCTGAGGCCCCTGAGGCCCCTGAGGCCCTGGTAGTCTAGAAACGCGGTTAATCATCGGGCACCTACCCTGTTGGCCTTAGGACTCTGGAGCTGACCCGGGAATGCTGGGAATGCTTTACCGAACCTCCGGTTTAACTTGGCCAGTTCAGTATACTCCAGCATGACATCCGGGTTAGTTCTGAACCCTCGGTTGCCCTTGATATATCGGCGTCCCTCGGTCAGGCCTCGGTAGCCTCCTGGGGCCGTGATAGACCGGAGTTCACCTAGGATCTTGTTACCCAGGGATCTACCGACTTCCCGACCGATCTCGGTCTTGAATACCGCTTGCATCTCTGGTATGGTTGGGGCGACCATGGGTCTAGCCCTCATGTACCGGGTACCCATCTCGTTATAAATGGCATAGGGCGTATTGTTGCGTACCCTGACCCCATAGCCCTCTAAATCCACCTGCCAGGATCTATGTAGCAGCCCCGTCCGGATGGGTGTCCTGGCCTTGATACGGTATTCTCCGTATGCCCTGGCCTTACCGGCAGCCCTACGGATAGCTGGGGTGATTTTGGTGGGGCTAAACAGAGCCCCATAGGTGTTAACGGTCATCTTTTTACCCTATGTTGTTAGGCGTAGCTGATGATTGACAGCGGGTTACCCAGGTAGGCCTGGGAACCCTCTGGGTAGGTTCGTCCTGAAAACCTGTCATACCTAAGGGGTAGCCCGGAGACCTGGGCCAGCTCCAGTAACAACCGGGTACCCTCGGTTTTCACCTGGGCGATATGGGCGTCAAAGTCAACCTTAAGACCCCCAACGTCCTGGGCCATAGAATCCTGGATGGCCGCCTTGAGCTGATCGGTGACATCCCTTAGCTCAGATGTGATGGCCGTGGTTCTTTGGAGCCTCTGGCCCTCCAGGATGGGCTCTAGGGTGTCATCTGGGTAACCCAGTTCAAAGGAGATAGTCATGGGTTTACCCTAAGGCGTCCCTGGATACTCTATGTTAACCATAGAGAAATACCTGAGCGATCAAAGCGCGTCAAGTAGAAAAGAATGCCTTAGAAAAGTTAGAATCCCTCTGGTATGGCCTAGGTCAAGCATAAAGAAAAACCCCGGGAAACCCGGGGCTCTCTGTCTCCTGTGTCCTGTGTCCTGTTAACCCAGGGCGTATCAGGAGACCTTATGCCAGATCACGGATAGCCTGGACGGCTTGGCGGTTCATTACCTGTAACTGGGGCATCACGTACATCTCAAAGGTACGCTTGGCACTGTTAGAGCTAGGTAACTCTGCGATGTGGATCGGGATACCATAGGCCCGGTTGATGGCCACCCCAGAGATAGCATCAGGGTTTGCTGGGCTGTTGTCTAACAGGAAACACTTGAGCATTACCTGGTTCATATCCAGGGTGATCATGGAGTCCCGGAGACATTGGGGATCTTCGATGATCGGGTAACCATTGAAGTAACGGCCACCGTGACCCAAGTCAGCAGCGGGCAGACCCCGAAGTTCCCGGCGGTCGATCAAGGAAGCCCCAGACTGGATACCCAGGGTATCAAAGACCTCAGTGTACTTGCGGGCGATCGCCGGATGGGTCAGCACCGTATCATACATCTGTTCATACATGGCCACCCGCTGATCTAGGTCTAGCATCAGTGCCCGGGTGATGTCACGCTTGGTGGTCACCACCGATCCAAGGGTCAGGTTACCCGTTACCGAAATAGTAACCTCAGGGTTATTGAGTAACAGGGTGATCGTGTTACCAGTCAGGTCTAACACTGGGGAGACCTTGAGGTACTGGGCAGCCTCAGAGGCCAAGATCACATCATAGAGGCCCTGGAGGATCTCGTCTTCGGTAGCATTGGCATCCGAGGTATAGGTCAGGGCTACCCCGCCAAAGGTCACCGTATAGGCTGCTGAGTTAGCCACAGTACCCACAGTCAGCACCCGAGAAGATCCCCGGAGAACAATAGCCTTCCAGGAGTCATAGGTTGCCGGGTCAATGGTGGCATAAGTTGCCCCGTTGTCCAGGACAGCACCTAGGCCCACTACTTCAGCCTGGGCCGTTTGACCCAGGCCAGTATAGATATACCCGTTTAGCTTACGAGCGATCGCATTGATACCGATGTCTAGGGTAGTACCGAAAAGGTTACTCAGTTCACCAGGGCCAACCGAGCGGGCTTCCTGGATGGCCACCCGGGACAAGTCGAACAGGTGAAAGATCCGATAACCCCCGATCTTCAGGTTACAAGCCTTGGTATCCGCGCTAGCCGTTCCAGTGGTGTCAGCGTCTACTGAACCTACTGAGGCTACCTCGCCACCCAGGACGACCGGCCAGTCTATATTGGTCTTCCGGACTTCCACAACCCGACCGGCCAGGGCCATGTTGGAAAGGGTACGGGTACCCGTGATCCGGGTGGACGCCACCCGGTTATCTAGGATCTTATTGAGTGCCTCTACAGGCGTTAAGCTGGTGTTAGCTGGCATTGTTTTTCCTTATGTTTTTCCTAATGTGTCCCGGTGTACCCTTAGAAAAACCCGGCTAAGGCAGTCACGGGATCTACTGACTCCCCTTGCTTACCCTGGGGCGGCTCCGTACCATTGCCCGGTTTACCTTTAGGGTTCATCAGGTGCTTACCGAAGTCCGTCCCCATAAACTCCTCGGTAACTTCCTGGAGGCTTCGGCCATCCTTGGTCACCCAGGAGTCTCCGGACTTCTTGAGTTCCCCGGCGGCTCCCAGGACACCTTGACGCGCTTGGTCTGCGAACTTGAGGTCATAGCCACCCAAGATGTCCCCTAAGGCTGCCTTGAGTTCCAGGCTTTCTCTGGTTTTTCGTTCTGCCTCCAAGGACTGTTCAAGCTTGGCTAGCCTGGTATCATCCGGAGACTTCCCAGGCTCATCCTTGGAATCCTGAGGGGCCTCGATCTTACCTAGGCGATCTTCCAGGGGATCTAGGACAGCCTTAAGGTAATCCCGGGTGTCTTTAGTGATCGCCTTGGTCACGGGTTCAAAGAGACTCTCCAGGTCTCCTGTGAAATCCTCTAGGGCTGTTTTAATCAGGGCTTTTACCGCCGCTTCATCCATTCTGTTCTCCTGGGTTTACCCTATGTTGTCTAAGCTCCAGGGCCTTCAGTTCGTCCTGGATCTTCTGTCGATCCTCAAAGGACACAGAGCCAGCCAGTAGCCCGGACAACCTGGACACCCAGAGTCTTACGGCAGTCTCAGGGAGATACTCTAGGTACTTAAAGACGGTCTCGGACTCCTCTAGGATCTCCTGGAGGCTATCTACCCCGTAGGTGTCTAGGCCAGTAACCGAGATCTCACCCTGACCGCCTGCTAACTCTGAGACTAAACCCAGGACACCCTGGTAAATCTGTAGTACCTTTTTACCATAGGTTTTCATGGTGTCTTCCAGGAGTGCCATATCAACGGCCTTGGATGCCCCAGAGGCATTCTGGATGTCACCGTCTACCGACTGCCAGCCCATACTGGCCAGGTGCTTGATCTGTAGCTCGATTTTGTCTAGCTGACCCTGGAGGTTAGCGATCGCCCCACCAGGGGATTCTGAAAACTTAAAGTCATCCCCGATCAGAATATGGTGATTCCCGGAGACCATCTGGGAGTAATCAGGGGTACTATAGGAGACCCTGGGATCGTCCATGGGTGCTGGTGGACTAGGGCGGTAGATACGCTGTACTACCCCCGCGGTAGACCCAGAGTCCACCCAGGCATTCTCTACGATCATGTGTTGCCATTGTTTCGGGTAGGCTTGCCGGGCTGTCCAGAGCTCCTCGGGTAACTCTAGGTGCACCATAGCCGCCCTGGGTGCCCCGTGTTCAAAGATCCGGGCCAACCGGACAGGTGTCTTAGGGATCGCCGTTACCCATTCATTACCGTTGAAGACCCGGTGAACTTCCCCATTGATCCCAAGTTCTGCCTGGGCCTCATATTGGGCAGTCACCCCTGGCATCCAGTACGTCCAGATCACCCGGGACTCTGGACGCCCAAATGGAGTCCGGGTGATCTTGACTTGCTTGGTCAGATACCAGTTATCCGCCTGGTAGGTGCAATACCAGGGCTCATACAGTAAAACATAGGGTAAAATCATGTTACCCTGGAAAGTTCGGGGGTTTTCTACGCCTAGGTAGACTTCCCCGTAGTACAGCAGACAGGTAAAGATGTCCGTCAGTAGCTCATTTTTATCCTGGGACTTACCGTCTGTCTTTTCAAACCAGGCGTCCCAGAAGTCGCCATCAGCCCCAGACTCATGGATAGCCGATGACATCAGCTTACCTGTGAACTCACGGATCGCCGTATTCATCACAGGGGTATAGCAGGGCTTACGGATCCTGTGTCGGTAAATCTCTGGGTCTTCCCCGGGTCTCTGGGGCAAGTAGTAGTCAAGCTTGTTTTTCAGCCGGGGCCAGCCTGACCGGAAGTCGCTGATCTCTTCCCAGGTTCTCAGTCTGTCCTGGTGACGCTCGTCCCGGGTCTCCAGGGACTCCAGGGTCATAGTATCGGGGAAGTCCATAGGGTTTACCCTATGTTGTCCCAGCGGTTTCCACAGGGTTCCCCTACCCCATGTTAGACCCTACCTTTACGGGTAGCCCTATGTCCTCGGGGTTGATGGATGATCCTGACGGGTTCCGGATCTCCCAGTGCAGATGTGGGCCAGTACCTACCCCCGTGTTACCGGATAGGCCTATCTGCTGACCCTTGGTTACCGTCTGGCCTACCGAGACACTGAAGGCGCTTAGGTGGGCATATCGGGTCTCGTAGCCATCTGGGTGTTTCAGGTAGATCACTTTACCATAGCCGCTCTGGGTGGCCGCTATGGTTACCTGGCCATCCTGGGACGCCACGATAGGGGTTCCAGTCGGAGTGGCCACATCGGTTCCATGGTGCATCCGGCCATTCCGAGGCCCACGGGGTGAGGTCACGACGAACCCAGTAACCGGGTAGATGTAGCTACCAGGGACGCCTGGGTTTACCGGGGCAGCCGTAGAGGTCTGAGGGGTCTCTGGGGTAAGGTCTAATACCTCTACCGGGCTATAGACCTGTAGAGCCGTGGTACCAGCGGACACCTGGTGTGTCACTGAGTCTACTAACCATACTCTGCTGAGTACCCCAGGTAACCCTTGGGTGGTTACAGCGTCCAAGGGTTGTAGTCCAAGGGTGAGTCCAAGGGTGAACATAGAGGGTAATCCTTTGACTCTTTTGTACCGGGATCGGCTCTGGGTGACTATGACATCTTGGCCCGGTGCTAGCGTTCCCTGGGTCTCTGGGGTCTCCCCTGTGGTGGCCTCAGCGTCATCGGAGATCTCAGGGGCTACCTGGGACAACTGGCCGCTCTGGGCATCTATGGTCACCTTGGGCTCCTTTTGACGCAAGCTAGTATCAGGGGCGTCCTCAAGGGTACTGATAGCCTTGTCTGATACTTTCCAGGAGATCAGGTTTAGCCCGGGTCTAAGAACCAGCGAGGTATCCCGGGCATTCCGGGTGTCCTTGATGGTTAGCTTTCCGTTTTCCTCAGATAGCCACAGACCAGCCCGGTCAGCTTCCCTTAGGAGTAGCTGGTAGTCGCTAATGTTCTCCTGGGTTACATAGGTGTACTCAGGATTAATAGAGGCCTGGTAGTCCAAGGTAAGGCCATGGATCTCTGCGATTTTCTGGGCTAGGCCCCTCAGGGTGACTGAGGCGATCGCCCGGGACTTCCGGCGTCTACTGAGTAGCCAACGGACGCCTTGACCCGTCAGTACCGTCTGTCCTGTGTTACTGGTATCAGTACCTGTGTGATAAAACCGAAACACATAGGTATCAATGGTGATCTCGATCAGTGATCCCTTGATAGTCCCTGTGTCCGTGGGCTCTGGTGGTGTCTGGGTGACCGGTGAACCAGTGACAGACCTGAGTCCCGGGACACGCGCTAGGTACTCCTGGGCATACCCGGCGATCAAGGACGCCTGGTCAGTACCATTGACTACCTGACGAGCCCCAGTAAAATCTCGCTTGGAGCCTTGGACGTACTGGGATAATCTCCGGGTGGTAAAGGTACCATCACGCATCCCGACAACCAGGATGGTCAAGGCATAGCCCTGTTGGCTGGCCAAGTCTGGGTTGGATACCAAGTCAACCCCGAGGCGCTTTGACCAATCCTGGTAGTTCCGTCTACCCGTGATCTGCACAAGACCACGGCCACGGTACCTGTACCCGTCGCCCGGTTGGTTATTCCCCAGGTCTGCCCGACCCTCATAACCTGACTGTGCTGGGGTAGGCCCCCAGATCTCTTCTGTGTAAACAAAGTTACCCGATTCATGCTTAGCAGTAGCCAGGATATAGGCTATCTGGGCGTCATCAGTGACACCCTGGGCGATACACTCAGCCACGATCGCAACCTCAGCCCCCGAGGCATCACCCCAGGTACCACCAGATACCCCGGAGGTACCCTGGGTAGCCTGGCTAGCAGGCAGCCCGACTATACCCCCAGCTTTCTCCGAGTGTGCGATCAAGGCAGCCCCGATAGACCCGTCCGGGTCTGCTAAGGTTACCTGACAGTTGCTAGATTTTTCTTGCTGTCCTAGGGTTATTGCTACATCTATGATCTCCCTACCGCTGGCCCAGGTTACCGGGTAGTCCTGGATTTTTACTTGGATGTCCATAGGTTTTACCCTATGGTGTACCAGGTTGTCCCAGGGTGGTACGGCACCCTGAAACCGCCCGGATATACCTCTAGGCCACTCTGGTAGTCCCTGATCTACCTGGGTGGCCTATCGGCGTGCTGCCTAGTTCTCTTGAGTCTCATCCGGGTTACAGGGATAGCCCGGATGAGACCTTGGATAGTAGTCAGCGAAAGTCCTCGGATTGCTGGTTTCTTCCAGCATAGGCTCGGAGGCCATTAGCTAAGGCAAGGGGCGTTGAATACCCTTACTCTGACAAGCCAAAAGGACTAAGGTGATCCATACTACAGGTTTCTTCCTGTATAGGCCCGGAGGCCCTCAGATAAGGCAAGGGGCGTTGAATACCCTTACTCTGACAATCTGCGTATATAGGATCAATGTTCTTCCCGTCAAGCGGGGCACCCGTCGGTGCTTGGCCGGTTAGTAGACTTACTATAAATGTTTCAGCCTACATGGGCTGCCCAGGGCTTGAACCCTTGGGGCTTATTACCCTTTCCGTTTCCATGACCTAAAGATAACCCGGGTACACCTGGGAAGTCAACCCCATAGTTTTCTATGGTAACCATAGAGTTTTCTATGGGTTGACCTCCCAGGTGTACCCGGGTTATCCTGGGGTTCTATATGTATGGGTATAGCAATGAATAACAAGCAAACCCTGGCCGCCATGGTTGACCACTGCAACACAACAACCTTTAGTGGTAAAGCCCCTAGGTCTCAGCCCAGGAAGTTTGAGCGCATAGATGCGGCCAAGGCTAGGGGTAATCTGGAGTCTAACCTAAGATCATTAGATGGTATGGGGCACCGGTTGGTTCGGGCTCGGGACACAGACTTTGATACTGAGTTCGAGCGGGGACTGGCCCTAAGCTCTTACCGGAAAAGCCTAGAGTCCTGCAAGGACACTATCCAGATCATCCTATGGTGGTCACAGACCCGCCCGGCTTACAAGCTGGCCCCGTATCTCCCATTGTTCCGGAGGTACTTGGCACACCACCGGCGGTACCTGTACTACCTGAACCTCTGGGGTCGTGCTAAGACCACCGTTGCCATGAAGGATGGATCCCTAAGTAGCCCCATAGATGACACCCGGCAGTTCCATGAGCAACACGGTCACAAGGCTGTTATCACCCCTGAGGAGTACCGGGAATGGTACTCAGGAGTCCTGAGTGAACTTAAGGACATCCTGGAGTATCACTGGGGCCATAGGGCATCTAGACGTAGGCTAATACAGAAGACACGCCGGTAGGCAGATGGGTCATCCGACCATAGACCGAGAACCACCTGAAATGAGTGGTCAACCTGTATTCAGGGTTTACCCAGAGTCCAGGTAGCCAGCGATCACGGCATAGCTCGGTTTCCACAGGCGAGGTTGCCTGGGGTAAACCCTGGGCGAAAAAGTATCCATTGATGGCCAGCATACGCCGGGTGAACTGAGGGATCGCTAGGGCCAGAGTGTTCATATTTTTACCAGGGGTTTTTCCTAAGATGTCTAAGCCAGTCAAGACCGAACCAGATTCCACAGACCTAGAGATCCTCCGTCTGATGTCCGAGGGCCTCACGTATGCCCAGGTAGCCTCAAGGGTACACCTGTGCAAAGAAACTGTTGTCCGGCGTATCCATTGGCTTAAGGATTACTCGGGTTCCCAGACCCAATACCAGCTAGGCTACTGGCATGGACGCCGGGAGTCCCAGGGTAGCCCTTGGGTGACTGACTACCCAGGTTGACCTGGCGGGTTAGCCTATGCTAGGCTGGGTCAATAAATAGGAGATCCCCATGACCGTAGATAATCTGATCGCTGCTTTAGATCTCAAGTTTCCATCCTGGGATGTGTACAGGCTGATGGGTAAAGACTGGCTTGTAACTGTGAAGGCTAAGGGAGACCAGAAGTTCGAATGCAGCCATTCCAGCCTAGAAGAAGCCCTAAGGGCGGCCCTGGACTGGACACCTTTACCGGTTATCCCCCGTAGGCCCATGGCACCCCAGAGTGAACCCGTGAAACGGGCTGGCGGTTGGATAGTGGTCGACACCCTAGGCTACCCTATGAGTCAACGCTATGGAACCCGTAGACAGGCTAGCAAGGCATTAGAGGAGATCATAGAGCACTGGTCTGAAGCTGATAATCTCTGGCTGGGGGAATACGGCTGGTCTCTAGAGGCCAGGGAAGGCCTGGACTATGTTACAGGTTGACCGGCCCGGTTAACCTGTGCTATACCGGGTGAACATAAGGACAACAGAACTGATGAAGAAATGTACAAAGTGTAAAGAGACCTTGGATCTCTCTGAGTTTTCCCGGAATGCCCGGGCTAAGGATGGGCTAAACTCATACTGTAAGGCCTGTAAAAGAAGGTACGACCGGAAAAACTGGGCTAAAACCAAAATACGGGACGCCCGGGGTAGTACCAAGCAACGCAGAGAAAGGGCTAGGCGCAAGGAAGCTAGAAGACTCAAGCTAATGCGTATCAGGCTAACGTACCCCAGGGTGGAAAGGTACTGCCCCATCTGTCAGAAAAACCACAACATAGACTTTTTCCATAAGCAATCCTCAAAGGCAGATGGACGGCAAGGATACTGTATTTCCTGCCAAGCTAAGAGAAACCGGCGGTACAACCGGGAACATTGGGCTAAAGTGAAAATCTTGAATGCCCGGGGTAATACAAAAACCCTTAGAAACCGTGGGCGTCTAATGGACGACGTATCGATCACCTGGGAATGGCTGATGGACTTATTCCAACGCCAGCCCAGATGTTACTACACCGGGATCATCATGACAGAGCCAGACCCAGACGAGGAAGTTAGGCCCCTGTTAACCGAAGTCTGCCTTGAGCGCTTGGATAGTCACCGGGGGTATACCCCCGATAATACTGTCCTCTGTTGCTACCTGGTCAACTGTGGTAAAGGCCAGGCTACCCCTGAGGAAACCCAGGAGTTTCTCCGGTTAATGGCTGAGAACCTCCAGTATGCCCCAGTCAACCAGGAGACATACTACTGGGGCTAAAACAGCCATTCGATACGGGACAACAGTTCACCCTGGGGGATCTCTGTGTTCCCCAGGGTCTCTATTTGGTTCCTGATCGGCCCCAGGATGTCCTGGATAACCTGGCCAGGCTGGGGCACCTGGACACCCAGGGACTCTGCGATCTCCAAGCCCTTGGCAAACTCTGGGGGAAAATCAAAGGGTACCTGGGCTGGGTTGAAATCCAGCAGAGTATCCCAGGGGATACCCGCTTGCTCTGCTATGCCTGCGATAGTCGTTCTGGCCATGGTTTACCCTAACCGGTCAACCATAGAGGTATACCTATGGTGACCATAGAGAACAACCCGGTTGACCCAGTGGGTTTACCTGTTTATATTGGAGACAGTTAAGCCCTGGAGGGCACCCAATGAACAAACTACCTCGGACAATAACAGGGGCTGAGATGATGAACCTAGAGGGCCTCCAGCTACCCTCGGGTACTGTCAACATCATCCACTATACAGGGGATGGCTTTTGTGCCCGGGTGGGTGGCCGTGGTGGTAAGGAACACACTTACCGCTATGACAAGTCCCGGGGTCTATTTGTCAAAGTAACTCGTTAAGGTACACCTATGAACATCGAACAGCATCAATACTTAGACCGAGACGGAGATCCGTCGGTCGCTCTAAAGGCCAGGGGATCTGATTACCCCGAGGGAGTCTATCACTTTTCCTATATGACCGACTATGCCAACCCTCAGGGGTTTTATACCCTGGAATGGACAGAACCCATGACTGTTGATGAGTTCGGGGACGGTTCCAGGGCCTTCTATCCCGGCTCCCCTTACCCTGGTCTCTATGGCCAACAACTTCCACTGGTAGACCTAGATCTATCCCGGAAGACCCTGGAGGCTCACCTAGGAAAACCCAATAATCCCTAGGTCACCCAGGGACACAGGTGGGCATCCCAGGTCTACCTGTGTGTTACGGTAGCCTATAGCCCACAGTAGGCTATCACCCAGAATGCCCACCAGGGCATCCAATACCCATTGGAACATAGGGAATCCTAGGGAGATCTCAGGGTCTTCCTCTGGGGCTACTGCGATCGTATCCATTAACCTGGAGTCCCGGATGTTCTGATACACCCCGAGCTGTAACAGGCTATGGCGGCTTCTGTGTTTGACCTTGGAGAACTGACCGGACTTGATGAGGTCTAAGGCATACTCCAGGGTCTCTGGGCAGTCCGGGTTATCAGCCACCATAGACCGGGCCAAGGATGCCCCAGTTAGGCTGGTGGCCTGTTGCCCATAGGTCTTTTGAAACCGGGTGTGTAGAGTGTTATGGGAGATCCCTACCGAGGCCGCTATGGTTCTCAGGGATCGCCCTTGGAGCCATCGGCAATACAGGCTGTCAATGTCAATCATGGTGACCATAGATAAAAAACTATTGTACCTAAGTTGACCTAGCGGGTCAACCGGGTTACCCTTGGGTTTTTAGGAGGTTTAATGTATCGCTACTACCTAGACACCCTGGCCAACATCTCAGAGTCCTTGGGACGACTGGAGCCTGATCAGGTCACCTACCCGATCCTTAGGGACATCCATGGGAAGCTTGGGAAGATCCATTACTGCCTGGCTGATGATCGCCTAAAAGACCAGGAGTTTTCCTGGCTGTCCGGGTTTATCGCTGGCGTTGCCTTGGCTGGTCTACTCTCACTGGTGGTGCTCTTATGAAATACCGAGGTTACATTTTGACCGAGAACCGCTCGGGTTCCTGGACTGCCCGCAAGGGTCAAACGGTCTTCACCTGTCCTACCCAGGACGCGGTTGAGGAAGCTATTGACGACTATGAACGCCGGAGGAAGCAATGATCCCATTTTGGAAACTATGGCCTTTACTGATCTGGGTGCCCCTGTTAACCCTGAGTCATTCCTGGGCGTTCCGGCTGGGCCTAAACAGCCCTCCGGTCGTCCGCACGGTTCTGGGAGGCCAGCTATGGAACCGCTAGGCCTACCTGAAGAAAAACCTATGCCTCTGGAAGACCAGTTACACCTGGAGGCCCTGGGACGCAACATCCGCCAAGCCCACCCGGATGATCTCAGGGAGATCACTTTGTCCCTGGCATCCCAGGTCATCCGTATGCGCCGGTGGCTGACCGATTACCTTAAACGCAGGGGTTACCATGGCTGACTCTAAACCTACCGTGATCGTCAGGGGTCTATGGGGTCAAGATGTCCCTATCACCCTGGATACCAACCGGGTCACCGATCGCCCGGAGAACTTCCTAAGGGCCTGGGAGTCTCACCTGTATCTCCCCAGTGACCCCTTGGGTGTCCTGAATGACGTGGTCACCCAGATCGCCGCTTCAGTGTTGCTGGGCGACCTGTTGTTTTTTCCGTTTCTGGCTGTCCGGGTGGCTGTCGGGCTAACCCTATTGACCGCTGGGGCTATCTGTACCCTGGTGTTCCTCAGAAAGCCCACGGTGTTACCTGTGATTGCCTACCGGGTCTCTATGACGCTCCTGGGGCTGTCCCTGGGTGCTATGAGGTGGCCACTATGAGTTACCAGCTACTAAAGATCCGTTACGCCACCCTGGTAGCCTCTGGGGTGGTCACCGGTGTATCTATGCTGTCCCTGGCCTTTACGCTGTCCTTAGACCCCTGGGTAAAACGGGTGGCTGCTACAGTGTCCCTAGGGCTGGCTGGATCGTCCTTGGTACTGTCCAGCATATCCCGGGAAGCCGCCATGAGGCTCCAGGATACCCGAGACATAGAGGATAACGCCTACCAGAATCTACACTTACAGTCCTTGATGAACCCAGGGCCTACCAAGGCCCTACCGGAGGCCGCCCAGGATACCCCAGAGGTTCCCTGGTTTGACTGGTCTGACCTTGAGACCCATAGAGACAAGTATGCCCATATGATGCTCCTGGGGCCAACGGGTACCGGTAAGTCTACCCTGGCTGAGTGGATGACCGGGCTACTCGGAGGGACTACCCTGGTATCAGCACCCCACTATGAACCCGGGGATTACCCTGGGGCCGATCTAGTGATCAATACTGGGCGTAACTTTGGGGTTTCCGCTGAACCCTATGAGACCCGGGAAGTCAAGAGAGAACTAGTGGAGACTGGAGAACCTCCAGTGCCCTTTGGGGAGATCCTGAACGGTCAGGACTGTACTGTCTGCCAGCTTCTGGCTTCCCTAGTGGCTGAGATGGACTACCGGTACTCCAGGAGGTCGCAGGGTGACCTAGACCTAGGAACAGACCGGTTCCCCGTGGTCAACGTGATCCTGGATGAGTTCAACGCCTACGGGAAACTCCCTGGGGTGTCAGCTTGTATCAAGGTAATCCTACGCGAGGCCCGCAAGGTTGGTATCCGGCTGATCATGCTGGTTCAGGGTGCTGAGGTCAAGGCCCTAGGGATCGAGGGTGAGGGAAGCCTTAGGGAGAACTGCACCTTTATCCGCCTGGGTAGCCTAGGGAAGGCCTGGGCTGACAAGCACGGGTATCAGATCGAACCTGGTAAACGTCAGTGTATGGTAGAGGATCTACCCGCACAGATCCCCCAAGTTCCCAAGGCCCCAAAAAGCCCCCAAAAAAGGCCCCTGGAGGCCAAAAGTACCCCAAAAGGCGGAACCGACCACCCCGTAAGGGATACAGCCCCGGAACCACCCGGGAACCAACCTGGAACCCCTTGGAACTCCGTGGGAACTTTTCAGAAGTTCCAGGCGAGTTCCAAGGAAGTTCCAGGCGAGTTCCAGGAGGTTCCGGAACTAAATCAAGGGGTAGCCCAGCACTACCAGGCTGTATATTTTGATCTAAGTACAGGGGTGAACCCGTCGGCTACCATCAAGACCACCATGGGGTACACTGGTCGCCAGTATCCCTTAGGAAAGCAGATCTATGGGATCATCCAGGCTCTCTGGGACGCCCAGGGTAGGCCAGCGGGTATCCCTAGGAGCCCAGGTTGACGCCCCAGGTATACCCAGGCTATACTGATCCTGGAACGCCCTTGAAACGTTGGTATATAAGGGCTGAAACGGGTGAAACGTTTCATGAAACGCCTTGTGAAACGCCTAAACCGCTGAAACCCTTATATACCAACGTTTCACCCTGAAACGCCCTTGAAACGTTGATGCGTAAGGGTTTCAGGGATCTGTGAAACGCCCAGGGTGCCCAAAGCCTTGTATATCAACGTTTCAACCGTGAAACGCCTATGAAACGCCTAGGAGCAAAATATGGAATACCAAAGCATTTACAGCTTTTGTCAAGAACACGGGATCTCTCGGTCTACCGCTTACCGCCTGCTACAGACCAAAGGCCTACCCACTGACCAGGGAGTCACTAAGGAAGTACGAAAGGCCCTGGAGGCCCTGGTGACGCCGGAGGAAGTAGAGGCAGAGATCGTAGACCCGCTGGAACACTACGGGGCGATCGCCCAGATCTCCCGGGTAGAAGAAGTGTCCCTGGCCACCCGGGACAACCTTGGGTCTGTGGATCAATATGTCGATCTGGCCCTGAACGCCCAGGAGACCATGGAGGTCAACCAAGCCACCCTAAGTGACCATGAGATCAAGGCGGCTATTCAGCGTGGGGCTGAGCGTGGTGCCCTTAAGTCAGCCTTGGAACGCCAAGCCGAAAAGGCAGCCTATGAGCGCGGTATGGGTCTGGGGAAGTCCTGATAGTCCTGGGGCTGGCCTTGATACTCTGGGGTGACAGCTTAGTCAAAAATGGCTACACCCCAGCAACAACTAGCAACACTCCGGGAAATGGGCTTAGACCCTGTATCCCGGGCCATGAGGCTCAATGAACTCTATGACCTCTGTGTCCATACTGGGTTCTCCGAGACTGTGGCCATCGGAGGTAAAGGAACTGAGGAAGTAGTCAAGTTTCACCCGGGAACGGGTAAGGATGTACTAAAAGAAATGAGGGCAGTATGGGAAGACCTGGAAGCCCGGGCATCCCTTACTGACCCTGGTAAATCTGTGGAGATCAGGGTGATACCTTTGTCGGTTGACCTGCCCGGTTAACCCGTGCTACCATGGGTTAAAAGAGGATTCACTATGATCACTGTTGTTGTTGATCTGTCCGTGGTTGTACACCAGATCCATAACTCTATCGAAGCCGCCGGAGGGCTACCCCCGGATGCTCGTAAAGGCGCTGTGTCTGCCAACCTGGCCTGGATGTTGTCTGGGCATTGGCTGGGGTCTCTGGTCAAACCTGGGGACTTCCAGATCATCTGCGTGGGTGATGCTAAACCTTACTGGCGATCTGAGTACCTGTTAAGGCCCTCGGTCTATGGGTCAGTGGTCACCCGTAAGTTATCCCGGCATAAGGTGCCTCGGATTACCGAGAAACCCCATGGGCCTATCCATTACAAAGCTGGCCGGAAGCTACCCAAGCGTACCTTGACCAAGGCCAAAGAACAGACCTATGAAACCCTCCAGGCCAAGGGTGCCCGGGTTCTGAGGCTAACGGGTTACGAAGCCGATGACCTGGCCGCCGCTGTCACCGTGATTTCCCGGGACTTCCCGGATAACCGGATAATCCTGGCTACCGTGGATTCCGACTGGATGGGTCTGGTTTCCCCGTGGGTCTCATGGTTCTGCCTGTACGGGTACTTTCCACGTCTCCGGGACACCATGGAGCCTATCAACCAGTGGTGCCTCCGGCGGATAAAGACCACCATAGAGACCCCTAGGGATCTCTGGAAGATCAAGGCATCCCAGGGCGATAAGTCAGACAACTTACCACCCGGGTCACCCCTAGAGGTCATCGATCTCCTGAGTCCACCCGAGGGTCACAGGCTCTGGGAAAATACCCAGGTATCTGGGGTTATCCGGCATTGGCTGAGTGAGCCCCAGGAGCCCCTGGTGACTGATCCTGATGAGGCCCTGGACTATCTGAGGGCTTGCGGTTTACAGCCCGCTATTCGCCCTTTTGACCCTGATTCAGACCTATACTACCCTGAGGTGGCCTGATGTCCCAGACCATCTTGATCGGGGACGCCCTGGCTTTCTGTAAAACCCTAGAACCCCAGTATCACGCGGTTATCACCAGCCCGCCCTACTGGGGAAAGTTAGACTACGGTCACGGCTGGAACCAGCTAGGCCTAGAGAGAACCCCAGAGGTCTACTTGTTACGCCTGGGGCGTTACCTCCGGGCTACCAGTGACCTACTGGTTCCCGGTGGTGCCATGGTAGTTAATCTAGGGGACACCTGGAACAACTACAGCGCCATCAGGCGTAACCTCAGGGAAACCAAGGGTAAAACCTTGGAACACCGTAGGGCATTGGTTCCTGGTCACCCCGAGAAAGCCCTGTTACCCTTGGCCCACTATTTGCCCCGGTACCTTAACAAGATGATCCTACGGGACTTCTGGGTATGGGAGAAGCCCACGGGACGCCCTGTGCGATCCGATAGGCCACCCAGTAACCTGGAGTGGCTGGTGTACCTTAGGAAGCCCTCGGGTGGGCGTAGGTACCGTGAGGCCTACTGGGATGACCACCTGGGTTCCCGGGTTCTCCGGTATAACCCCATATCCGACCCGGGTCACCCTTGCCCTATGCCATCCAGGCTAGCCCAGGATCTCATATTGTCCCTGGTTCCCGAGGGTGGCTGGGTTCTAGATCCCTTCTGTGGCCTAGGGACTGTACCCAAGGTGGCAGACACCTTGGGACGCCATGGTACCGGGATAGACCTGGTGGATTACCGGGTATAGACCCGGGTCTATGGTTACCATAGAGAACAACCCGGTTGACTTCCCAGGTATACCTGGGTTATTCTGATAACAGTTAAGGAGAAAACAACCTATGCCTTTCATTGTTATCACGATGGTCTTTGTGTTCCTGGCCTGGACTATTTGGGGGCCGTTGAACGACTAATGCCCTACCTGGTTCTCACTCTGTTTATCCTAATGTTGGCCCTGGCCATTCAGGAGTTACTCGAATGAAGCATGTTAGCTACAAACTAAAGCCCGAGGTAGTTCCCGGGATGATCTACATGATCAACTGTCATAACGAAGCCGATCATGTGGCGATCTTGGATCAACACATCGGCGTAAGTAAATACGAGGTGACTCAGGTCACTGTTACGCAACCCCAAGGGTAGACCGTTAAACCCTAAGAAACCCAAGCAAACTAAAGGAAAAACCATGCTAAACCTAAAGCTGCAAACTCTCCTAGAAAACGCTGAGTACACCCAAGAGACCACACTGATTCCAAATGACCACCCGGTCATGGCTGAGTTCCTAGGGGACATCCAGGCGGTAGCTGAAGCTATCGGCGTTCCTTTTGAGGAAACCGGTTACACCTTTAAGGTCACCCAGGGACGCTCTGGCCCTATGGTCTACAGTCCCTATGTTGCCAATAATAAAGAGGGCATCCCTTGCCTGTGCTGGGGCCGTGGACTGTATCCCCTGGAGTACCTCAAGGTTAAGCCCGAAGAGTCTGAGGGAGACCGTAAGCAAGTGGTCATCGAGTTCGACTTGTCAGACCTCACGGGTATCACCTACCAGTATCCCCAGTTCTCTCTGGCCCTTAAAAAGCCAGAGGAAGGTCAGGAAAAAGCTGGGTTGTCTGAGGTCAAGCGGGCCCTCAAGAAAGGTTATCCAGAGCTGGCCAAGCTGCTGTCAGAGACCTTTACTCCGGCGGCTAGCCTTAGCACTCTGGAGCCTGGGGATTACAAGGTTACCGGATACGAGGACAATAGTTTCAAGGGTGAGTCAAAGGCCAAGTTTAAGATCGAGATCGAGGGCCATGGTTGGTTTAAGGCCAACACGGCTATTAACCGTAAGTTAGCCCGTAACCCGGTCATTACCCCTGATGAACCGGCAGACCTAGAGGTCAAGGAATCCACTGAGACATCAGCCCAGGGTTACCCTATCATCCCAGTGGTCTTTACTACCCGGGCTGAATCCAAGTTACCCGTGTTTACCTTCTAGCTATCCCGAGGATAGCTTAAGTTCACAGACCCCGGAAACCCCGGGGTTTTTTATTCCCGAGGTGCCCATGAACAAATACGGTACTGATATGCACAGAGAAACCACAGATACCCGTGATGATACCGAGTTCGGGGTAGTTGCCGTATCGGAGATCCTGGAGACCCTGGAGGCCAAGGCTAAGACCCTTGGCTACATCATGGTACCCTCAGGTGACCCATGGTGCGGCTACACGGTCTACACCAAGGATTCACAGGTCTACCCGGGTCTAACTCCTGATCCTGGTTGGTACCGTTGGAAGGCCCTAGACCACCGTGACCCCTTAGACCGGTCAGCGTTCATTGGCTTCGTAGACAACACCCTGTACAACCTAGGGAACGCCACAGATTCCAAGGCGTCACGCCGGGTGATCGGAGGTATCTTGCTAGACTTCAAGGATCGCCTAGGTGACCCCAGGGCCAAGACCCGAGTGGTAATCAACGGTATCAAGAGAACGGTAGCGACACCCCGGACGTTGACCGGTCTACCTGGGGCGTTCAAATATTGTCCACCCGTCCATTGGTTTCCCGAGGAAGTCCGGCGGATAGATGCCAGGGATCTACTGACCCTATTTCCTGACGCTGAGGCTGACCAGCTTATGCTGATCCTGGGGCGTATCATGGCTGGCCCAAGTAAGGGGATAACCCTAGAGGGTGAACTGATCCATACCTTTAGATCCTATGGGATTATGGTGGGTCAGGAGGCTGGTATGGGTAAGTCGACCTTTCTGGGCTACCTCCAGAAAGCCATGGACAATCTTGGGTATACCCATACCCAGATTAACACCAACCTGAATCAGTTTGGGTGGCGACCGATCGCCCTGTCTGATATGGCCATGATCGACGACCTCACGGGTGACTTTCAACGCCGGTTGTTCCACGATCCCAGGCTCAAAATGGTTACCTCCAATGGAGAGGTCAAGGTAGAGGAAAAGGGAGAAAACGCGGACACAGTGGAGTCCGTGACGGTGGTCTTAGGGGCTACCAACCTATCAGACTACTCCCACTACATAGGGATGGACTCCGGGATGCTGTCCCGACTGAACCAGCTGGATACTTATAACTCCTGGGAACTCCAGGAACGTTGGGGATCCGATCAGGACTACCGGATCTTACCCTATTGGAACCGACTGGGTGATCCTATCCTCCTGGCCATGTGGTTGTTCCGTTGTTCCCTAGACCGCTTCCTGGACGCCGCTGGGGTCACCCTGGAGGGCTCACAGATAGCCGGGATAGACTCCAGTAAGCTGGAGGGTATCATCAAGGGTAACCGGGAGAACTTCAGGATCGACGTGTCCCTAAAACACGCCGATGAGTTACCGGCTGCCTGTGCCCACTTGGTCGCCATGTCGATCGCCGAAGAGAAACCCAGGGATCGCCAGGAGCTCTTGGATCGCTACGGTCGCATGGACTTTTCTCCGGATCTCCTGTTGGCCCTGGTGACCGTACAGGTACACCGGCGGGAAGTCCCTAGGGAGTTCAGTGGGGTTCTACTAGAGCACCTTAGCCCGGACTGCCTGTCCTACCTGAGGCCTAAGCTACATGAGCTTGGGCAGATGAAGTCTGTTAAGTCCATCGAGAAAGCCTTTGGGATCATCATCGGTGAACTCAAGTCCTCCAAGGGTTTCGGGTATCCCCAGAGATCATCCCACTATCAACCCCAGTGGTCACAGGAACGCCGGAGTATCCCTGGGTTGGTAGACCACTACCAGGGCATCCTAGAGGACTCCAAACCAGGGGAGATCCTCAGGGAGACCATGGGCAATATCCAGTCGATCATCAGGGCCATCCCATAGACCCGGGTCTATGATAACCATAGAGAACAACCCGGGTTGACATAGCAGGTATACCTGGGTTATTCTGATAACAGTTAAGCCAAGAGGGCGACCACATGACCACCTGGAATATTGTTACCGAGCACGAAACCATCGAAGACCTGCTAGAGGTCAAGGGACTGCTACACCTAGCCTTTGACGTGTCCAACCTGTGGACACACCATGGCCGCCTTTGGACTATCTGGGATGGCCGGTTCACCCGGTTGGCCTAGCATGTATACCGGGCTCCCTAGGGAGCCCTGGACTTTGAAAAGATAGGAGAAACCCTATGGCAAAACAAGATCGCTATCACTACTCAGTTACCGTGCGGCAACATGGAACCGTAAGGGTTCACAGTATTACCGCCAGAACCTTGGAGGATGCCAAACGACAGGCTTTTAGTCTCCAAGGGGTAACCCGTGTTCTTAATGTAAACTTCTTAGGTACGGCTCCATGAAAACACTTTACCTCGGATACACCAAGGGTAACCCTTGTTACTTGGCCCAGGAGGTCTCCAAGGATCGTTGGGAAGTAACAGACCTCTATAACGGTGAGTTCAAAGCTGCTCATAACTGGGCCTCTGTATGTGCCTGGGCTGTCCGCCTAGGTCTTCTCTGGTTGTAAACACTCAGGGGCCTAGACCCCTCTAATCAACAATGGAACATAGAGCATCAAAGGCTAAAAGGCCCTACCAGTACCACCTAGGAGGCCTCAGGGATGAAGAGAGGATCTTAGAACACCTGAGGAGCTTAGGGCATGATGTAACACCCTCTGAGGCCCTGGAAGACATCACCCAGGACATTGATATGTACCTCGATGGTATCTCAACGTCCATCAAGGCCCAGCACTCCGGGTTAAAGTACGGGAACATATACCTAGAGCTGACTACCCAGCACTGGTCATCTACGCCATGGTGCCAGCCCTGGTTAACCTACCTGGCGTCCTTGGATATGCCTAAGGGCTGGAGCCCGGAGGGCTGGTATCCGTCCTGGGGCCTGACCGGTCAAGCCCAGCAGTACCTAATACTCCAGGGGCAAAAAGCCACCCTGTACAACAAAGGCACCCTTAACGCCTGGGTAGAACAAAAGGGCTTTATCAGGATCAGGGGCCTGTCAGCAAAAACCCTAGAAACACAGGGTGGCCGGGATACCATCTGTGGTTTCATCGAGCTACCCGTACCGTCCATTAAATACTGGCGTTTACCCGTGTAGATTATGACAAAGTTTTTAGTTCTTTATTCTGGCGGAATGGGTAGTTTTTTAGCAGCCAGCCTGCTAAAGCAGAAAGGCGAAAAGGATGTCACTCTACTATTCACAGATACAAGATCAGAAGATCCTGATCTTTACAGGTTCTTAAAAGAGACCCAGCGCTATCTGGGTTATGGGTTAATCACATTAGACCAGGGTCTTAACATATGGGATGTATTCTATAAAGAGAAATACCTGGTGAACACCCGTATAGACCCATGTAGTAGAGTGTTAAAAAGAGAGCCAACGCATAGGTTTATTAAAGAAAACCCCCAATATGATGTAGTTGTTTGCGAGTTCTCTTATGATGAGCAAGATCGCCTAGAAAGGGCTAGAAAACACTTTTCAATACCACTAGTAGCTCCACTCGCAGAAGACTACATAGACACCCGTCAGTACGCAGATGAAGTTTTAGCCAGATCAGGTATCTCCAGACCGAGGCTGTATGATTGGGGGCTCCAGCATAACAACTGTGGTGGTTTTTGTGGTAAAGCGGGTCTAGCACACTATAGGCAGCTCTGGCAATCCTCCCCAGAGACATACAAGATGTTTGAGGAAAAACAAGAAAAGTTACATAGAGAGTTGCCAGGAACTAGACCTTTCTTAAGGAAGACCAATGGTGGTACTATTAGGTATCTCACTTTACGGGAATACCGGGAAGAGTGGTTAGAACCAGGAGCTTCTGACAGTGAGACCGAAGCCTTAGATACGTCAGGATGTATAACCTGTTCCCTGGGTTGACCTGGCCGGTCAACCAGTCCATACTAAAGAAAAACAAAGGAATCTATGGAACCGAAGATCAAGCTGATGCCCTCGGAAGTCACGAGGCACATTTTAGGCTACGACAATAGCACCATGACCAAGCGGGAACTACAGCGGTTCTCTGAGGCCTGGGCCAAGGCCGGGTTGTCTGAGGTCATAGACCGCTCAGAACCCGTAGACCTAGGCCTACCCCCGGAGTCCCTGGAAGACACCCTGGTTAATGCCCTGAGGCCCTACCAAGCCACCCTGGACACCCTGGAGGCCATAGCTAACGCGGACATCCCGGAGATGCCTGGGTGGTTCCCCACTGAACCCGGTTGGTATACCTGGGATGGTTCCTGGGAGTCTGGAGCCCCACAACCCGGGTCAAACTCCGTCATTGACTTTGAGACCGTCAAGGTCAACGGGGACAATGACTGGAGACCAGCTTGCTGCGTCCTCCTAGACCCCTTAAAAGGACACTGGTATGCCTGGGTAGCTGATGAGCCCCTTAAGACCACCTTGGATGTTCCAGGGCCTTTCCTGGGCATCGGGCACAACGCACCCTACGATCGCTCCTTTGTAACCGCTGAGTACCTCCAGGCTGAATCCGGCAACCGGTGGTTTGACACCATGGCTGCCTGGATGGCTGTTCGCGGCTACACTAACCAGCAACGCGGGGTCTATAAAGAGTACCTTAAGTGTCCTAGGATGGCCGATGCTATGCCCTGGTTAAGGGAAACCGGGGATAAGTCCCTGGATGCCTTAAGCCAGTTCTACCTGGGAGAACCTTTGGACAAAGGCGTCCGGGACATCATCGTACAAAACGGCTGGCATTCTGACCCGGGATTCCTGATGCATGTCCAGGGTGAAGAAGAGCCCAGGCGATCCATGCCCCAGGACGGGCGCATATGGATGACCCGTAGAGTCCCTGAGGGCCTATGGGCCTACAGCCCAGGGGTCAAAGAGATTATGGGTGATGTCCTGTCCTACTGTGCCAAGGATGTCCTGGCCACCTTTAAGATCTTCAGGCATCTTTGGTTTGAGTGGGCTAACCATCAGCCCACTAAGGTCTCTCAAGCAGCCCAGATAGCCCTAGGCTCTGCCTGGCTGCCCATGAGCCCCGAGCGGTTCCCGGGCTATGCTGACAATGCCCGGAGGGTAGCCCAGGAGACCATGGGGCCTACCCTGGAGGCCCTGGAGGCCCTGGCCACCCAGTTAGCCTATAGGTACCTGGATACCCTTAAGGGTATAGTGGAGGATTCCAAGGATCACCCGAGGGCCTCCAGGGCTGCCTGGGTTGACCAGTCTACTCAGGGTTTTACCCGGGGTTTACCCAGGCGACTCCAGAGCCTAGACTGGACTCCTGGGAGATCGGGGAAGACTCTAGGGCTGCCCGCTTGGTATCGCAAACTAGGCGAGGTGTCCATAGGTGCCCGTTGGGTTCCGCTGGTCTTAGGGGCTACCTGGGATGGTCATGAGATCTACTGGGAGGATGATAGGTTTAAGGCTGATGGGAGACCCTTACCGCACCCAGAGGAACGGGGGAAACGGGTAACTGGGGTGTTCATCAAGGGCTACGTTAAGCGGTTCGAGGAAGGCACCCTGGCAGTCCCGGAGGACTTTAGCGAGATAGTATCTAACGTGATGTCCCTGGTAAACTGGAAGTCCCTTGAGTCTCGGGTTGACGCCATTAAATCCGAGGAACCCGAGGGGTTCCCTGTAGTCATCCCAAGGATTACAGTCACGGGTACAGTAACCCGTAGGTGCGCCGACAACCTCTGGCAGGTATTACCGAACCCTAAGAAAACCCGGGTGGGTACCGAGCTAAAATCCATGGTGCAAGCACCACCTGGCTACGTGATCATAGGGGCTGACGTGGCATCCCAGGAGGCCTGGCTGGCTGGGGCGATCGCTGATAGTACCTATGGGTACTGTGGGGCTACACCGGCGGGACTGGTGACCCTGGTGGGTGATAAGTCGGACGGGTCTGACCTCCATTCCAAGGTAGCCCAGAACGCCGGGATAAGTCGGGATCTGGCGAAGAACCTGAACTACGGGGCTATCTATGGCCTGGGATTCAATGGGGCCAAAAGCTACCTATTGAAGTCCCAGGGTACCCTGGATGAGTCCGAGGCTGAAAGGATGACCGATGCCTACCTAAAGGCCTTCAAAGGGGAACGGTCAGACTATGGCGAGGGTTACACAGGTGGTCTGTTTTCCGAGGCCTTTAACGCTATGGCCAAAATAGCCAATGCCAAGGTTCCCAGATCACCACTGACCCAGGCCAAGATGACCAGGGCTCTGGCCGGTGTTTTCGATTACTCCACTACCCGTAAAAACTGGGTTATCCAGACCTCGGGGGCTGACTTCAGAGACTACCTGGTAATCCTAACAATACACTTCTGGGATCTCCTAGGGGTCAGGGGTAGGCTACTGATGACCATCCATGACGAGATCCGCCTTGTATGCCTAAAGGAACACATAGCCAAAGCAGCCCTAGGGCTCCAGTGGGCACACCTGTACACCCGGGCAGCCTTTATTGACGCCTTTGGTCTTGATGGGATTCCCCAGGCGATCGCATGGTTCCCAGAGATCGATGTTGACCATGTGCTACGCAAGGATCCATTAGATCCCCAGATCACCCCGAGCCAGCCCGAGGGCCTACCTTTGGGCTACTGCCTGACCCCAGTTGACATAGCCGGTCTACCCGGGATAGAGTTAGGAAAATACAGGAGATACTAATGGATGCGATTGTTATCCTGGGGCCATCAAGATCGGGCAAGGATACTACCTTTGGTGTCCTTTGCAAAACCTTAGAAGTTCCCTTGGTAAATATAAAGTTTAGCGGGCCAATGAAAAGGGTACTAGAGTATATGTACGTGTTACCCGAGGGTTCAATGGAAGATCCTGGCACCAGGGCTTCTGAGGTTCCCGGTCTACCTGGGGTCACTTTTTTAGACCTGATGGTACGCTGTTACCACGCCTGGCCCTTGATGGATCCCCGGATGGGCATGGAGAGGTCAAAGGAGGATGTCAGGGTAGCCCAGGACTCCGGGGTAATCCCGGTTTTTACGGATGTCCGTAAGGACTGTGAGGCCCAGTACATCCGGGAAAGTTTCGACAACCCTTGGGTGATCAGGTTGTATAGAGACTCCTCCGTTACGCTGGAGTCGGACAGGTTCATCGATAGTTACGAGAGACTCCTAGGAGGAGCATGGACGCTGATAAACAACGGTACAATAGAGAGCTTGGAAAACTCGCTAAGGTCATGGGTAGGATCGGGAAGTCCTACGGTTTTGTCTTCAAAGATACACAGGTAGCCCGGCTAGGTCTACTGGTTTCCGAGGGTTACCGGGTGGCCTTTGCAGGCTTCCAGGAGCTACACAAAAACCCAGACGGGACAGTAGCCTTATTGACCACTCAAATGTCTCAGGATGGCTTATGGGCCTTTGAGGACGATGATCACCTCCAGGGCGTACTGGAGGACGTGTCAGAACAGTCTCAGGAGCCCTGGGATGCTATGGCCTATATAGGTCTGGTAAAAGATCAGGGTTTACTGGTATTTGGTAGCTTAGCCTGTGGGGTGGAATGATGGTAAACA